AGGGTATAGGGTGTCTGTCTCATCTCTCTCAAGCAGACAGACCTAGACCCACGCCCCTTCATTGCCCTTTCCCAAGGATTCAGGGGATCGCCAGGGGATCACCAAGGGACTACGAGGGACCATGAGCCTAGGGGCATGACCGCTGCAATCCTATGCCATAGGCGAGCCACTATGGCCCAGCAATCGCTATCACCTGTCACAATCGTGCGTATCGCACCCGTTCACCATACGTCGCCCTTGCGTTCCCTTCCCGTACTCCATATGTCCGCTGTGGACCTGGCCCGACCACCCTTCGGCCCGCCCCCGCCCGGCCCCCAAAAGTCGATCGACCTGGCGCGGCCACCACCCCCCTGCTAAAAATTATGAGGATTTTTCAACCTTCGGAAAAGCCGAAAGGCATCGCCAGGGGTTGACTTTCGCCCGAAAGTGTGCTTAGATGCAATCATGATGGACGACGTGTCGGCGATTCTTGCCCCAGGGGTCTACATCCTGCGCCTGCGCGGGCGGGTGGTGTTTGTCGGTGCGGCGAAGCGGCCGCTGGTCCGACTGTACGCGCATGCGAACTGGCGTCGAGGGGAACCCGCCCCGGCGTGGCTCCCGACGAAGCCCCTGGCGTTCGATTCCATCGAGATTCGGCCGTGCCACATCGACGCCCTTGCTACGGAACTCGAACGTGTCACGGCCGAATTGGGGTGGGTTCCGACCCCCAGGGCCCACCCCGTCATCGACTGGCCAAAGGTTGTGGCCAATGCCTGACCTCGAGGAGGCTTTCATCGCTTGGCTCGACGCCTTCAAAGCGGTATGGGATTGCCCCAAAGGGACGCCCGAGCGTGAAGTCCTTGAGGCCGAATGTGAACTTGCTCGGCGCGCCTTTCTAGACCGAAGGTGCCTCGATGCCTAGCACGACAGAGATCGGGACCCCCCGGTCAGCAACGAAGGAGGATGTAGTGGCGGCGCTTGGCCCCGCGATGCGTGTGATCACCTCCCCGGCAAAGCTGCGGGAGTCGCATCACCGTGTCCTTCGGCTGGTCGCCGTGGGCTATTCCCACCGTGAGATCGCCGCCCGCACCGGCTACACCCGCGAGCGCGTCAGCCAGATCGTCTGTGCCCCTGCGGCGCAGTCCGAAATCCTCCGCCTCCGCGGCGAGATCGAGCGGAAGATGATCGACACCCTCGTCGAAGAAGACCTCTCCGAGTACGAACTCGATCAGCAAACCCGCCTCCTGGCGAAGGCCCAGCGCCTCGATCGCCTCCTCGAGGCCGACACCTCTGGCGAACTCCTCTCCGTCAAGGACTACAACTCCATCATCGCCGACCTCGAGGATCGCTACGGCACGCCCCGGAAGTCGACGAACGTCAACGTCCATGCCAACATGGGCAACGCCCTCGAAGAGGCCATCCGCCGCTCCGAGTCCGTCACCATCGACCAACCAAAGGTCGCCGCAGAATGAAACGCTTAGCCCTAGCTCTCCTCTTCGTGCTAGGGCTAGTCGCCCCGGCCTCAGCCCAGCAATGGCTCCCCGGTGGCCCGGGCTCTCCCATAGTCTGCGTCTACAACGCCTCCCCGCCGACGGTCGCCACCGCCAACTTCATCTACGCCCAATGTGACACCAACGGCAAGCTCATCACCTCCGGTGGCGGTGGCTCCTCCACCATCACCGCCATTACCGCCACCAACTCCCACGCCTCTTCCACCTCCCTCGGCACCTCCCTCGTCGCTAAGGCCTCGGCCGGGACCCTCTTCGGCTTCTACTGCGGCGCAATCACCGGCGGTGCCGCCGGCTACTGCATCGCCTACAACGGCACAGCCGCCCCATCAACCGGCGCCCTAACCGGCGCCAATGTCCTCGACGCCTGCTACTTCGACACCACCGCCCGCGGCTGTTCCCTCTCCCGCATCCCAATGGGCGTCGCCTATTCCACCGGCGTGGTCATCATCCTCTCCTCCGCGGCGACCCCGTTCACCTACACCACCGGCACCGACACCGCCTTCATCTCCGCGGATTATCAGTGAGGAAACTCCTCGCCCTCTGGCTTACCCTCCTCATCGGGGTTGCGCAGGCCCAAACGATCCTCCCCGGTAGCGGGTCGAGCGGAGCAACTGCCTCGCCCATCAACATGGGCTACATCACCGGCCGCTGGTACGTCAGTCCAATATCCTACGCCACCAATACCGGCGTAGCCCTAACCGCAGGCAACGACTACTGCCAACCCTACATCGTCTCCCCACCCGGCGGTACGTTCAAAGCCGAAGCCGTCTACATCACCGGCGCCGACGCTACGCCCAACTACATCTCCCTCGCCATTTACAACAACGGCGCTAACGGCTTCCCCTCAACCATCGTCGATTCCATCGGCACCACCGGTATCACCACCGCCTCAGGCACGCCCGTCTCCGGCTCCCTCGCCAACACAACCGACATCCTCGCCGCAGGAGCCTATTGGGTCTGCTACGCCACGAACTCCATCACCGCCACAGTTGCCTCCCTATCACTAACATACGGCTCGGGCATCATCGGCGCCTCCACCCTGACCCAAGCCTTTGGCAACTCTTCCGCCGGCGTCTCTGGAGTCAACTGCACCGCTGGCGCTAGCAACTGTGGCCCTACCTGGGCCAACGGCTCTGGCTCGTCCTACACTTGGCCCCCTACTCTTGCCGGGGCAACTTGGGCAGTCAATGCCAACTCTAAATCCCCCGCCATAGCCCTACAGGCGAACTAGCCATGAGAAAGCTCCTCGCCCTTGGGCTTCTAATTCTCCTCAGCAGCGCCCAGGCACAGACCATCCTCCCTGGCGGCTCCTCCGCGCCCCCAACCAACGTCCAACGCTTCACCGCCTTAGCCTCCCTCACCTCTGCCACCTACGTCTGCCAGATCAATGGCTGCACCACGATCGGCTCAGGCTACGGCGCAACCGCCACAGGCACCCTCACCCTCACGACCAACGGCGGCAAATTCGTCTGCTCCACCTACCCCGTCCTCACCGTAACCTCAACCGCAGGCGGCGCCATCACCACCGGCGCCGCAACCGTCACCACTGCCGGCTCCTGTACCGTCATGGGCGGTACAGTTGACGAAGTCTGGACCGCCGGTGGCGGTCTCTCTGCGGGAACTGGCGCGCTCGCCGCCCTCACCTGGACCGCAACCGCTCAAACCTACACCCCAACCGTAGGCATGCAATACGTAATGGCCTATGCCGCAGGCGGCGGGGGTCAAGGCGGAGGCGGCGCAAGCGTTGCCTCAGGCACAGCCACCTCAGGCGGCGCAGGCGGAGGCGGGGGTTCCATGAACCCATGCTTCATCTCCGCAGCCCAAATTGGCGCATCCAAAACCGTCACTATCGGCCTTGGCGGGCGCAGTGGCGGCAACCCAGGTGTAACAGCGTCAAGCGCCGGATCAATCGGCCAAGCGGGCGGCGTCACAACTCTTGGCTCCTTATGCAAGGGCCTGAACGGCGGTGCAGGCTTCAACGGAATCAACGCTGCGACTGCGGCAGGCGGCGGCGCCGGTGGCGGATCAGGCCAGGGCGGTGGAAACGGCTCGTCAGGCTCGCCCGGCTCTGGGGGCGGCATCGGCGGGGGAAACGGCGGCGCCGCCTCAGCTGCAACCAGTGGTGTATACCTTGGCGCCGGAGGAGGAGGAGGGGGCTCTACTGCCACAGGCGCCCCGTCAGCCGCAGGCACAGCCGCCACTGGTGGCACAGGGGGCGGTGGTGGCGGCGGGGTTACCTCAGGCAACTCTGCTGGCGTAGGCGGCGGCAGTGGTAGCCAATTAGGTATCTTTCTTCTCTCTGGCGCTAGTGGCGGCGCATCTGCGGGCCTATCCGGTTCAGCCGGAACAAACCCGGTCGCCCCATTACCAAATGCAGAATGCGGCATCGGTGGAGGCGCTGGAGCCGGAAACCTAACAACCCTCGTCGCGGGCAACGGGGCGGCGGGAGCCTTATGCTCTGGTGGAGGAGGCGGCGGCTCCGTCGTCAATGGCACTGGCTCTGCCCCTGGCTTTGGTGGTCCGGGCGGGGATGGCGTCCTCGACGTGGTAGAATTCTTCTGATGCTCCACCGTCTTCGCCATCTCTTTCTCTCCGCGCCTCTGCTGCCGACCCTCGCCGTTGCCCAGCAGAACCCCCCGATCTACGCCGATGGCATTGTCAACGTCAACGGCACCTCTGCCATCACCACCACCCTCGTCAACTCCCGTAACCCCCCATCGGACCTCGTCACCTACGCCCAAGGCGCCATCGGGGCCTGGACCGTTGTCCTCCCAACCAACCCCTACGACGGCCAAAACGTTACCATCGGATGCCCCGGTGGCAACGTCACCACCCTCACGGTCCAATCGGCCTTCACCATCAGCCCGGGCGGTCCAACCTCCTGCACTGCTGCCTCTGGCGTCTCCATAACCTACCAGTGGTCCTTCAACGCCAACGCTTGGGTCTTCCGTGACTCAACCGCCTCAGGCGGAAGCAGTGGCGGTAGCTCTGCCGGTACCATCGTCGTCACCCAAGCCAACGTCGGTATGGCCCCAGGTGGCCAAGACAACGCCCCGCTGATCCCGGCGCTTATGTCGGCGATCAGCCCGGTCAGCAATAACGCTGGCGGTTACACCGTTCTGTTCCCCGGCATTCCAGGCCAAGCCTTCACCACCTACGTCTTCAACCAACCTCTTGTTCTCTCCCGCAACGCTCACTATATATGCTCAGGCGCCCCCGGGGCCTCAGGCACAATTGGCTCGGTCCAACTGGCCTTCCCTGCCGGGGTGACAGGCGTCATCCAGGCGGATGCATCCACCACGTCGGACGGAGGCCAAGGCGGCGGGACGATCAGCAATTGCAGCATCATCACCAATGATGTCGGCGGCGGCAATGCTGTTCAGGGCACGAACCAAATCACGGGTGTATTCAACCTTACCGAGCCAAGCGGCGTTCTCCCTGCACAGTCCTGGCACGTCAACGACGGCATCATCCTCGTCCCCGGCAATGCTGGAAACTATACTCCGGCTGCGGTCCCGGCCGTTGCGACGGGGGCCTACATCGGCAACGTCTCCGGGACGACTTTAACTCTCGGCGGGTCATACACAGTAAACTCGGCCCTAGGTGGCGGCTCCACCCCACAGGGCATGCGCTGGTACCAGCTTCCAGCCACGCAGGCTTACAGCGTCACCACGACTAATAGCTCCCACACCGTCGTCTTCACCGCCGGGCCGCGTTCGATCCATCCGGGAGATATAATCTGGAGCGACGCTTTTCCGTTCCCGACCATCGTCCTCACCGTCACGGGCACGTACCCAAACCAAACTGCGACGATGACTTCAAATGCAACCGCAACCCACACCTCTGGGTCCGGGACGCTGTGGGTTGTTCCGGCAGGTATGAAGCGGGAAGTGACCGCTTATTCGGACAAGAACACACTCACCTATTGGCCGTTCGGACTGTCAATGCAGTGCTCAACTGCAATGCCATTGAACTGCACGACGAGTAGTGATAGCAATAACTACTATAATTTCAACTTCATTGGCCGCTACGTGACCGGAGACAATACCGGGGCAAGCACGTCTTATACAGATGAGTTCGCGCGAAGCACCATTGCCGACATCATCGAGGCCGGTTCAGTCGGTAGCAGTTACTTCGGCGTGAATTCCAACGGCGGTGGGAGCACAAGCCTTTATTCAATCCTTGGAAACTGCGGCAACCAGAACTACACCGTGTTCTTCGGGGGTTACATAGAAGCAACGCCGTCTAATTACTGCGTCGGCGCAGCGCTCGAAAGCGGCTGGGCTGCGCCGACGACAGGTTCATCGGCCCTGTTCCTCGGCATGACAGGGGCAACTCCTCTCAGTGTCGCGGGCTTTAACGTTGGCAGCGCGCTTAATGGCGTTGGCTCACTCTCGGCCTCTGGGCCATGGCAATGGAAGGACGGCACGGCCTGTACCACACTCGCTGTTGGCACCAATGGGGTGCTGAATTGGGGCGGTTGCGGGACGGTCGATTCGTGGGCGCTTGGCTGGAACTCCACGACCAACTCATGGGATGTGAACAGCCACGCAACAAATGGAGTTGTGAGATACTTCGATAACGGGTCTTATTCCGGTTACACCGGCTATGCCGCGAATGGATCGGGCATTGATTTCCCCAATGGAATATTGCTCTACCAAGGTGAATCGCCAGGAAGCTCCCCGGAGTTCTCGCGGATGCTTGAGTTCAACCAAGTCAATTCGCCCGCCTCTTGGCACTTGTGGGGGGACATCAGATTCACCTCCATTCCGTCTGTCGGCGGAACGGTTGGAACCCAAGACGTGGTTTCCTTCGTCACCACCCTTGGGGCCAATGTCGTCAAGGGAACCACGACCTCCGTCGCGGTTGCCGCTTGTCCCTCGACTGCGCTCCCAGCAGGCATCTCCATCATCGACACAAGCGTCACGCCTTATGTCACCCTTGGGACTCTATCAACCTGCACCAGCACAACCCTGACCTTCCAGGCTGTCGCGTCGAACAACGGTACTTCCGGCGACACGATCCGGTTTCTCCAATGGTATCCCTTCGGGCCAATCTCGAACACCACCGTCACTAGCACGCCTGACTACACCATGCAGACCGTGCGCAGCGGGATATCGGGGAACTCCGACTTGACCGGCCGGATCACTCTTTCCGGGGGAACGGGCTCTTATAGTCTCACTCAGAAATACGCCTCGGCCCCGAATTGTATCACGGCAGATGTGACGACGCCCGCAAACGCCAGTTCGGTGAGCGAGTCCACATCGACCCTGACCTTCACCGGCACCGGCACCGACATCCTCAAATACACCTGCGCAGGTCGAAACTAATGACCGACCTCCTCGAATGGCTCGCCTCCTGCAAGGACCGCCCCCGGCGCTTCGTCGCTGGAGCCTTTCCATGGGGCGAAGGTTCCCTCGCAGGCAAGACCGGCCCCGAGCCGTGGCAGAATGAAATCCTCCAGCGTCTTGAAGATGGCCTCATCGACATCTCCACGGCGATCAAACTCGCCGTCGCTTCTGGCCACGGCGTTGGCAAATCGACCCTCGTCTCATGGATCGTCCTCTGGGCGTTCAGCACCTTCCCCGATACAAAGGGCGTCGTCACCGCCAACACCGAGACGCAGCTGAAAACCAAGACCTGGGCCGAACTCGGCAAGTGGTTCAACCTCTTCATCGCCCGGGACCTCTTCGTCCTCACAGCGACAGCCCTGCTCTCCCGCGACAAAGAACGCGAACGCACTTGGCGCATCGACCAGGTCCCCTGGTCCGAGAAGAACACTGAGGCCTTCGCGGGCCTGCACAACCTCGGCAAGCGTGTCCTCCTCGTCATGGACGAGGCGTCCGCCATCCCCGACGTGGTCCACGAGGTGGCCGAAGGCGCCCTTACCGACGCCAACACCCAGATCATCTGGCTGATGTTCGGGAACCCGACCCGCAGCATCGGCCGCTTCCGCGCCGCCTTCGACGAGACCGGCCACGGCAAGTTCTGGAAGGTCATGCAGGTCGACTCCCGGACTGTCTCCTTCACGAACAAGAAGCAAATTCAGAACTGGATTGAAGCCTATGGAGAAGACAGCGACTTTGTCCGTGTCCGTGTCTTGGGCGTCTTCCCCCGCGCAGGTGAGATGGAGTTCATCTCCGCGTCCGACGTTGACGCTGCAATGCTTCGCGAGCCCGCTTCTTCTGTCGCAGACCCCCTCGCCCTCGGCTGCGACGTGGCCCGCTACGGCGCCAATGAATCCGTCATCGCCTTCCGCAAAGGCCGCGACGCCCGCACCATGACTTGGGAGTTCTATCGTGGAATCAACACTGTTGAACTCGCCGCCAAGATCAATAACGCCCACGGCGTCCATACCACCGATGGCATTTTTATCGACGGAGGTGGTGTCGGTGGCGGCGTTGTCGATAATGTTCGAGCCCTCGGTCTTCACTGTTGGGATGTGCAGTTCGGAGGGGGTGCAGACGTCGGTGGTTATTCAACCGGGAACGTCGGTGAGATGTACGCCAACAAGCGCGCCGAGATGTGGGGAGCCATGCGGGCCTGGCTTCGTGCCGGTGGGGCCATCCCATCCGATCCCGACCTCAGAGCCCAGTTAATCGCGCCGCTCTATGGCCTTGACAACAAGGGCCGCATCCAACTTGAGAAGAAAGAAGACATGATGCGGCGCCTAGGCAGCGACAAGTCCCCCGACCGGGCCGACGCTCTTGCCCTTACCTTTGCCTATCCGCTGCAAAGCCGGGCCCAGACCGACGTCTGGGGCTCACCCCTCCCCGTAGAACACGAATACAACCCCTTCTCTGAAGAAAGGATGCACGCATGAGCCACGCCTTCTCAGGCCTCTTCGGCGGTGGCAAGTCCTCACCGACTATCTACATCGCGCCCAGCGCCGCACCAACGGTCCAATCGTCCCTGTCCCCGACCGCCCAACCCGTCCAGCCCTCGTCCCCCAGTGGCGGTCAGACCCCGTCCTTCCTCGGCGGGGCGGTCCTTCCGCCCTCGCCCGGTGGCGGGCAGAGCCAAGGAAAGGCCCTGCTAGGCTCATGAAAGCCCCCCGCGCCCACGGCAACGTGACCACCCTCCGTCAGGACCCCCTCGCTGGCATCCCCCAGCCCTACCTCGCCATGGCCGCGGCGCATATGATGAAGCTTGGGAAGCAAGTCTTCGACAATCAATCCCCGCCCACGGCAGACGCAGTCACCCAATCGATGCAGGCAGCGCCGAATGGCTGAGGCCCCTACCATAAAAGAGATGGAATGGCGGCGCTACGCCGAGCAATCCATCCTCTCCATGCGCAACTGGCGATATTCTTGGTGGACACATTATAGAGAGCTCGCCGACTATTTCCTCCCCCGGAGGTACAAATGGCTGATCACACCGAACCAGCAAAACCGCGGCTCGCCTATGAATCAGCACATCATCGATTCGACGGGCTACTTATGCGCAATGAACTTGGCTGCAGGCCTGATGAGTGGCAAAGTAAGCCCCATACAACCATGGTTTGGTCTCCAGCTTGGCCGATTAGATTCCACGGGGACCTCACCCGCTTCTATCTGGTTAGCTCAGGTGGAGCGTTTACTCCTAGCAGTCTTCGCTGAGAGTAACTACTACACCTCGATGTCTCAGTACCTCATGGACCTCGTCATCTTCGGCACGGCCGTGATGCTCATCTATGAGGACTTCGAGGATGTTATCCTCTGCCGCAACCCTTGCGCAGGGGAGTTCTACGTCGACATCGACGGGCGTTATCGGCCGACCGTCCTTGGCCTCGAGTATGTCATGACCGTGCGGCAGGTCGTGGAGGAGTTCGGCCTTGAGAACTGCTCTACCTCAGTCCAGGACTCCTACAAGCTCACCAATGGCGCAGGCCTAGGAAGGGAGATCATCGTTGCCCAACTCATCGAGCTCAACGACGACAACCGCGGCTACATGCCTAAACGGTTCAAGTTCAGAGAATGTTTCTTTGAGTGGGGCGGAGCAGCGTCTCCACAAAACAATAGCGGAGATAATCGAGGCTTCCTTCGAACAACGGGCTATTACGAGCAGCCTAATATTACCGCCCGCTGGTATCTTACTAGCAATGATCCTTACGGCAGGTCTCCTGCCATGGATGCTTTGGGTGATCAGAAACAGCTTCAATTAGAGAGCCGTCGCAAGGCCCAAGCCATCGACAAGATGGTGAACCCGCCGTTGGTCGCCGACATCCAACTCAAAAACAAGCCCGCCTCGCAACTCCCCGGCGGTATCACCTACATCAACGGCTTCTCCTCCACCGGCAAGCCGGGCCTCGCCTCAATCTACAACAGCACCTTTCCAGTCAAAGACATCGTCGAGGACCTAGGAGAGATCCGTGAGCGACTTAAATTCACCTTCTTCAATCATCTATTTCAGCCTATCTCCCAGTTCGAGACACGGTCGAATGTCACGGCTGTTGAAATACAGCAACGGCGTGCGGAATCTCTCATTATGCTCGGTCCGGTATTCGAACGACTTGATAACGAATGTCTTCGTCCGATCATCGAGAGAACGTTTGCGATTGCGAAACGTGCAGGCATCCTGCCGCCGCCCCCTCCAGAAATAGCGGGCCAAGACATCTCCGTGAAGTTCGTGTCAATGCTCAAGCTGGCGCAGGATGCCACCGATGCGGTCGCCGTGCAAGAGGTCCTCTCCCTGGCAGGCAACGTCGCAGGCGTGGACCCCCAGATCATGGACGTCATCGACACCGACATGGCGCTGGAAATCTTCTCCAAACGCAAAGGTAACCCACCGGAGGTCATCCGCACCGCTCAGGCCATCGCGGCGATCCGCCAGCAACGCGCCCAGCAACAAGCCGCCGCCCAGCAGGCCGACACGGCTCAGAAGCTGGCGATGGGCGCTAAGACGCTGTCCCAGGCCGACCTCGGCGGCGGGACCAATGCCCTCCAGGCCCTAACCGGAGGTGGCCAATGAAATGGGAATATACAATGGCCAGTGTAGTCAAGGCCAGGCATAAAAGCTTGGTGGAGATGGGTGGTACCCTGCAGAATCTACTTAACGGTATGTCATGGGATGGTTGGGAGCTTGCATCTAAAATAGAGGACGAAGTGAGTATTGTAGTTATCCTAAGGCGCCCCCGTGCCTAACACCTCCTCCCGTCCCGCCGTCCGCCGCCTCCAGAAGGAAGACGCTCGCGCGGAGGAGGTCCGCCGTGAGGTCATCGTCGCGATGATGCACTCTCACTCCGGCCGTGAGTACGTCTGGGAAATCCTCACCGCGGCGCATGTCTTCGCCACCTCCTTCTCCCCGGACCCACTTCAAATGGCCTTCGCCGAAGGGGAACGCAACTTCGGGCTGCGTTTCCTTGACGACATCATTAAGTATTGCCCGGAACACTTCACAACCATGATGGAAGATGCCAATGCCAGAAGCAGCCTCGACGGAACAACCGTCTACACTGAATCAGACGAGCCCGACTCCGAGCCCGACGGAGCCCGTCTCCCCACCGGTCACGACGTCTACGGCGCAGCCTGATGCCACGGAACCATCAATCCTCTCGGCCGAGCCCACCGAATCCACCGCTCCTACAGGGGCCCCCGAGGCTTACGGCGACTTCAAACCCTTCGAAGGACGCACCCTTGATAAAGCTGCTATCGATGAAGCAAGCCCTCTCTTTAAAGAGATGAACCTGACGCAGGATCAGGCGCAAAAGCTCGTCGATCTCTATTCGAAGATGGCCGGGAAGCAACGGGCTGACTTCGACACAGCGATCAAGGCGACGAAGGACAAATGGACTTCCGAGACGAAGTCATGGCTCGAGGCCAACGGCGGGGTCGACGCCAACAAGCAGAACGTCGGCAAGGCCCTCAACATCATCTTCGACAATGACACGCAGGCAATCGGCGACTTCCGTCAGTTCATGGACTCCACCTGGGCCGGGTCCAACCCCGCCTTCGTCCGCGCCTTCACCACGATGGCCAAAGCCTTCATCGAAGGCAAAGCCGTCCAGGGCCAGCAGCCCTCCGAACACGGCCAAGTCGAGCCGGGCCGCAACGCGCGCCCATCCCTCGCCGAAGGCCTCTACGGCCCACAGGGTCCCCGACGGGACCGTTGGACCGGCGCCCCCAATCAAAGCCAGCCACAGAGTGGTTGAACGAAGATGGCCTTGATAACCTCAACCACAAAGGAACTGTAGCATGGCTACGATTGGCAATACCGCCCTTACCTATTCGGATTGGGCAAAGCGGGTCGACGACGGATACCACATCGCGTCGATCATCGAAATCCTCTCCCAGACCAACGAAATCCTCGACGACATCATGGTCGTCGAAGGCAACCTGCCGACCGGGCATAAGACCACCATCCGCACGGGTATCCCCCAGGCGACGTGGCGCTTGCTCAACGCGGGCGTGCCGAACGCTAAGTCAACGACCGGTCAGATCGTCGACACCTGCGGCAACCTCGAAACCTACTGCGTCATCGACAAGGACATCGCCGACCTCAACGGCAACTCCGCTGAGTTCCGCCTATCCGAAGTCCGCGCCTTCCTCGAAGGCATGTCGCAGCAGGTCGCGTCGACCCTGATCTACGGCAACCAGGGCGTCAACCCTGAGCGGTTCACCGGCTTTGCCCCACGGTACTCCACCAAGAACACCTCCAACACCCAGACAGCTAACAACGTCCTTGACGGCGGCGGTACCTCCAACACCAACACCTCGATCTGGATCGTCACCTGGGGCGACGACACTTGGCACGGCATGTTCCCCAAGGGCAAGATGACCGGCCTTCAGCACATCGACATGGGCGAATGGCCGGTGACCGACTCCTCGTCGAACACCTACCAAGCCTACCGGGACCACTTCAAGTGGGAAATCGGCCTCGTTGGGCGTGACTGGCGCTATTGCGTCCGCGTTGCCAACATCGACGTGACCCAACTCACCGGCGTCAGCGCGGCGAACCTGATCAACCTTCTCATCCGCGGTATGTATCGTTTCCCCACGATGCCCTCCACGGCAACCTCGATCCAGACCTCCGATACCCCCGAGGTCAGGGCCGATATGGGGCGGACGGTCATCTACTGCAACCGCGTCATTCGAACCTACCTCGATTTGCAGGCCCTGAACAAGACCAACGTCCTGCTCCAGATGTCTGAGTTCGACGGCAAGCCGGTCACCACCTTCCGTGGCATCCCGGTTCGGACCTGCGACGCTATTCTCAACAACGAAGCACAGGTGTCGTAATGATCATCGACAACTCCCAACTCTTCACCGGCACCTCGAACGGCGCCACGGGTGGCATCACCTCCACGGCCAACACCGATGCCCCCACGACCGGGACGCAGGCCGCGTCGAACATCATCGACTACGGCATCGTCGCAGGTATCCCCTCAGGTGGAGCCGCCCCGAACTCGGCCAACCGTGACATGGGCATCGGTGACGATCCGGCGCTCAAGCTCGCGGCGGTCGTGACCGTGGCCTTCGCCACCGGCACCAACATCCAGTTGCAGCTGCAGGGTGCGCCTGATAACGCCTCTGGCGCTGCGGGCGCCTACACCACCTTGTGGACTGGCCCGCTGGTCACCGTGGCCAACGCCACCGTCGGTGCCCTCCTGGCCAACGTCGACATCCCTCGGTCAATCCCTGACCTAGGCCCGGTGCGTTACCTCAAGCTCAACTTCATCACCACCGGCTCTGCCATGACCGCTGGCCAGGTCGAAGCTTGGGTCGCCCTCGACCAGTTCCAGCAAATCTACGGTGCAGCCGCAACTAACCCGCTCTCGGGCTACCCGGCTGGTATCAACGTCGCGAACTAAGGAGCATCGCCGTGAAGAAACTCCTACTCTCTACGGCGATGGCGCTGGGGCTTATTGCCCCAGCCTTCGCCCAGGTGAACGTCGTCCCGCAGGTTGGGGTGATCTCATCCATCGTCAAGCAACAGACCTACACCGCCTCTGGCGTGCTGATGGTGCCTGCGGCTTCGGCCACGGACTTGATCTGCCTCAACGGCTCGACGTCGAAGAACGTCTCTCTCAAGGAGATCGTCGTCTCCGGTACCGCCGGTACCGCCATCACCACCCCGATCCTTATCAACCTTAACCACAGCCTTGACTCAGGCGGGTCCGCCAACACCGGCCTCGCCCTTCCCGTGGCTGCACCTCTCAACACCAACAACGCCGCGGCCACTGCAACCCTGACCTCCTACTCGGCCAACCCTACCGTCAATGACTCTTCCCCTAACCTCCTAGGCGTGTGGGCCCAGAGCTTTGCGGTGACCACAGGTGCCACTACCCCCACGATTTGGCCAGGCGCCTCCGCGGTGGACCTCTTCGTTCAAGGCTACGACATCATCAAGGCCGCGACGGTTGTCCAGCAAATCTGCCTCAACCTCGACGGGAAGTCCATCTCCTCGGGTTTGGTCAACGTCACCTTCTATTGGACGGAGAATTGAAATGGCCCGATGGAAACTGAACGGTAAGCACTACCTCCGGACAATCCCGCCGACGGAGTACGAGTACAAGGAGACCAACGAAGACACCGGGCGTCAGGCACGGAAGGTCTTCGAAGTCCCCCTCGAACTCGACCCCAACTCGCCCCGCGACTGCAATTACCCCGGCGAGATCATCGTCTGCCACGAAGGTAAAGGCGAGCGACGGGATATCACCTTCCGCGGACCTCCTAGCCCCGAGATGGAGCCCCTCGACGCCGAAGCCGAGGCCATCACCGCGGAGATGCAGCAGGCCTGGGGCAAGCAGTTCATGGAAGACAGCCTCGAGTCCTCCAGCGATCGCCTTGTTCGCGAGCTCGCCGATACTATGACCCAGGCCTTCGGCGGACAGAAGCCCTCTCAGTCGCCCATCGCTGAGCCCTCATCCGAACTGGAAGCCCTCAAGCGGCAGGTCGCCGAACTCACGGCCCTCCTCAAGGGCCCCACTGGCGAACCGGAGCCGATTGAAGCCCCGGTCCGCCGTCGCTAACCAAGGATCGCCAGATGCCTTCCGCCTTCGACGTAGCACCAGTAGGCCCCACTTCAGGTGGCAAGGTCTACGCTTTCAGCGACCTTGGTACTACGCCGGAGGTGGTGGCCCCGGCCAATCCGTCACGTACATCCATTCGCTTCGACAACAATGGAACGGTCGATGTCATCGTCGCGCCTAGCTTCGTACAGGCATTGAACCCGTCGTGGACCAATGCCAGCACCGTACAATCAGGTCAGTCAGGCACGGTGACCCCAGCCGACGTAGCACTTACCTTGGCCACAACCGGTATTGGCTATCGTGTCTTTGCCAACGGCGGATCGATCACTTTCAGTGGTGAATGTCAAAAGCCTTGGCAGGCCATCGCTGTCTCTGGCTCGAACAACCCCCTCACCGTCACGGACTCGAACCTATGAGATGGCTCCTAGCGTTCCTCGCCCTCATTGTCCTATCCATTCCGTTCGCGCAGCGAGGGACTGAACACGCCATTGCGCAGGGGCAGGTGTTCTGTCAGACGCGCCCGATTGGCACAAGTGACAACTCCTGCGCTAGCACGGCGTTCGTTCAAGCCGCTGTTGGTGGTGGAGGGGCGGTTACCATTGTCAACGGTACCTCACCGTCATCTGGCTTCACCGACAACTATATCCTAACGAGTATCGGCAACGTTATCCATCAGGTTATTGCCTCTATCACTATTAATGGGGTCACCTGTGCACTTGGAGGGTCCTGCACCGTCCCTACCGCAGGCATCGCCAACGTTAGTGGCTCGGCGCAGACCACGACGGGCACGATCTCTGCCTCGTCACCGAACCTGACGCTTGCTGCGGCGAAGGATTTTGTCAATGGAGAGGGTGTCCGCTGCAACCATTGCGGCGCTGGATTCACCCTCAACCAAGCAACGGGGCTTTCAGTTACCCCACATGGTAGCACCGGTTCAACTACATGGCAGTATAAGGTCGCCTCGATTGATGCAGCTGGGGGCGTAGGTGCCGCAACAACCCTGGCCCAAACCACCACCGGCAATGCCACCCTCTCAGCGTCGAACTTCAACCTTATCTCTTGGACTGCGGCTACGGGCACTGCCCCAATAGGATATGCGGTTTACAAGAACATCTCTGGCACTTTCACTCTCATTGGCATCAGCAGTGCCGCAGACCTAGCCTTTGCGGATTATGGCTACACAGCATGGCCGTATGCAGATTGGTTGCCAAGCACCGCTCCTGCATCCGCCCTCGCTGATGCGCTGGTTTCCACGATTGTAAGCGGCGGTGGAACGATCAGCATCACCCTGGCCGACAATGCGATAACTGCCTGCGGTGGTGGAAGCAACTGCGGCATCTATCATGACGATACCGCAGCCATTCAAACCTATCTTAACACTGGCGCTACGACTCGGCTCGGGGATGGTGATTTCTATATCTCCAGTGCCCTAGCTATGGCTGACTATCAGCTATTGACAGGAAACTACACCGGTACAAATATTATCTCCGCATTTGCGGGGCAGACGGTTATCCAGGTAGATGCGGTCGATCAGGTTTCGAATGTATCATTCGAATTGCTTCCCCTATCCAAAGGTATTTATGGTAATGGGGCAGTTATCATCAAAATCGATAACATCTATTGCCAAGGAAGTTCCGTCGGCACGACTGCAAATTCAGATTGCATTGACGCATTCGGGGGATACCAATATAGCATCCGCGATGTATACTCAGACTACTGGCCCGCAACGATTGGGTTTGGTAGTGGTGGGATGCCGCCAACGGTGCTGGTGGACTATAATCCAGCGACAAATAACACCAGCATATTCATGTCGAACATGACCGTCAGCAATGATGGCAATCAGGTAATGTCCATCGCGTCTGGAGTCGAAATCCAAGGGATCAAGTTCGATAATTGCTACAACTGCTCGCTGTCGCACAGTTACCTAAATGGGCAAAATCCAACCCCAACAAAAGCCTATGGTGGTATCGGAGTTGGATTCTACGGTGCTGGACAGGCACTCTATATCACAGACACACAGCTACTCAATTTCCAAGAAAATATTCGAATGGACTCAGACACCTCTGGTTCCCCGCTTAATCTCAACGTCGTTGATGCTCACTTTGATTTTTGCCAGAACTACTGCATCCTTGGACAAGCGGGGCAGCAGATCAATATCTCTGGCTCGACGTTCGTTGGCGAAGGAAACTCCCCGTGGTTATTTGCTAATAACGCCGGTATCCACACCGCGTCTGGCTTTACAGCAGGGCCGAACCTCATCTATGGCAATGGATTTAACAATTTCAGTGGCTCAGGTGCAGCGGCGATCTCGTTCTCAGGCACGATGACGAACACAATGGAATACGGCAACGGATTCGTCTCCAACACTACGAACGTCTCTGGTGGCGGGAGCGACGCAAGCA